TATTTATTCTTCAGCTACCAGTTCACTGTTGATGTGATTGTGACAATCGGATCCGATCTGTTCTAGGTTGTCAGTGTAATACTTTTCAAATATCTCACCAAGTAATCTACCAGGCTGTTTACCTTGGGCCTTGGCGTGGATCGTGAATGCATTCCACTTACTATTTATGTTCTGACCATAGATTCTGATGGTCTTGCTGTCTTTTATTTTAACTACTATCATTGTTGCTGTTCCTTATTTTAAAACGTTAACTATTTTGCGGTGTATCTCTACAGACTCCGCACTAACATAGTTTAACTGTTGTTTAGTGTTTGTATGGCCTAAAACCAGGGCTAATTCGTTATCTGTTAAATGAGGCTTAAGAAATGTCGCTAAACTATGTCTAAGGCCGTATTGGCTTATTTTAAAGCCTTTACGAGGCTTAACGCCTATTTGCTTAGCTAACTCCACAAACTCAGTATTTGCATCGTCACGCTGTTTTTTAGTTAGGTTTAAGGTCCATATTAAATCGCCTAGCTTGACTAAGTCCCCACAAATCGGAATCATGGCTGTAACTTTAGTTTTACTACGTTTAGTTACAATGCATTCAAACTCATCATCGCTGACCAAGCTATCAAGCTTATTTAGACTTCCAGCATCCTTTGGAGCCAAGCCAGTATAGGCCATAATGGTCCATAGAATTTTATGGTCATGTACTTTAGTTAGGCTGATTATCTGTTCTATTTGTTCCCTGGTCAAAGCCTGATAAGAAATAGAATCATTCTTTAGATTTAACCTATCATGATTATCATAATGGTTAACTTCTAAATAACCTTCCCTACATAACCACTTGTAAAGGGGCCTAATGTACTTATGACGGCAGTTTACTGTGCTTTTCGAATGTAGCTTCGCCTCATTTTTAAAGTAGCCTTCTAGGTCCTTATGTCCAATGGTAGCTAGGTCAATTTCACATGTCTTAGCTACTCCTGGAGTGCCACCAATCCAATCTCCTGGCTTCCCAAAGTATTCAACAAATGATTTGAAGTTGAATAGGTCCCTCTTCCAGCTAAAACCATGGTTATCTTCAACATCTGCAACAAACTTGCTGTAGATGTCTTTAAAAAATACCTGGTTAACTACTGGCTCAGTGTCTGCCTGGATTGCTGGTGCAAAGCCATTTGCCTCGGCCCATAACCTGGATCTAATTGTTTCGTAGTTAGCTTTTAATAAAGCTACAGTATCACGATCCGATCCGATCCGATAGTATTTATAATCGCCATCATTATAAACCTTGTAATAGTAAGTATTACCATTTTTACGAGGCTTGTAATGTACGTTAACTTCTTTGAATTTTACTTTCTTCATGCGCTGTTCCTTGTATTAGTTATCAAATTAGGTGCCAAACCAGGTACGCCTCGTAGGCCATGTTTTGGATCGTTATCATTATAACTATCGATGGTTAGATTTATAACTGTTTTAGCTTCCATAGAAGGCCCCTGGTGGGGCCGTTTCGACCAGGTGCTACCTGGCACTCATCAGTATGGCTTTATCGGAATCTAGGCACTTCTCTGACATCAGCATATTGACCAAGTTCTGTGGTAATTTTATCATGCTTTTGTAATAGGTCCCTGATTTGCTTTTGTATGTCATTAGCCTCGTCAATCTTCCTTAATACAGTTATACCTGATTTATGTGGGTATATAGTGTTAAGAGTCTCACTATCATAACGGCCATCAGCATTATATGATGATGCTAATGCGAATCTAAATTCTACATACCTGGCACCTACCTTACTTGCATAACTAAGTCTAACCTTAATAACTGCATTGTCAGTTAATCTAGTAGCTAGGCTATCAATAAAGAATCTTGGATCCTTTAATTTGATATTGATTTTATTGTGATATTCACATTCCATATCAAGTGCAAATTTGAAATGGAAATTGAACTGTTCTTCAAACCTGGAATACAGTTTACCAAACTTGGTTATCTTTAGCGGTATTTTTTTACCTTTATCGCCTTTGATATAGATACCATCGTCATGATGTATAAACTCCAAGATGCTACGAATGGCTGAATGTACAGCCTGGACACATTGGATCCGATGTATAGCCTCCTGAGTGTCATCTATTAAGTCTCTACGATAAAAATAATCAAATTTAGATATTGAATTTGATTCTGTGGTTTTCTCTGTTGATATGTTATTCATTGTCGCTGTTCCTTTTAATTGCGGTGGCCCTGGATCGTACCAGGACCACCATTGTTAGTTATAAAATTACTTCTTGTAATTTGTCATTAAGTTTATCAACAGCCGTATCAAACTGCTGAAATTCAATTGGGAAAGTGTCACCTTGCCACAGATGTGGTAGGTCCTGGATTAAGTTTGATGCCTCGATTAACTTAGCTATCTTTTCATCTGTAAAAGCCGAGCCATACGATGCATAAATTTTATCCCTGGCCTCTTCTACGTCTTTAGCTAATTGGCCATCAATAAATAAAGCCCACTTGCCATAGATTATTAGGTCCTTACCTTCCAGTGCTAGTTCCTTGTTAACTGCGCTGATTATATTCTCATTCACATAGGTATTTACTTTAAAGCCATAATCAACGGCATCACCTAAGTCTAAAATAAGTCTCTTTACTTCTACCATGGTTGCTGTTCCTTTCTTTCTTTCTTGATTAATGTAATAATACATACTCGGCAATGTCCTCATCGCCAAATGCATATTTTCTTATACTGGTTTTATTTGCATTGTCATGAGATAAACCAAATGTATTGCATATATCAATGCAATCATCTTTAGTCAATCTACTTACGCTATCTTGTATCTCTTCTCTCACTGTTTTATCCTTTCCTTTGAACCCAGGTACAGTTGAAGGTACCAGGGGGTGAGTGTTAATTAAGTATATCATACCTAAAGTGTAGCACTGCTACACATAACAGTGCAAGTAAAATATTATATTATTTTATATTCATTCTATTTTGATACTATTACACATATATATAGCATTCAGTAATAACAATGCAAAAACAATAAGTATATGCCGTTTAAAAAAGGACAATCAGGTAATGTAGCTGGGAGGCCTAAAACATCAGTTAAGGACCTGGTCAGGCTACATCCACAGAGGAATGAATTAGTTCAAAAGCTATTTGATGTAGCTATGAATGACAGCGATAAACGCCAGGTATCAGCGTGGAGGATCCTACTGCCAAAAATGGTGCCCGACCTAAAAGCAATGCAAATGGAAGTAGAACAAAAAAATATAACTGGAGTGATTGTATTGCCTCAAAAGGTTCCTTTAGATAACCCAAAAGTAAGTACGATTGAGCAGAGTGAGAGCGAAACTTTTTTACCTGGTGATGTTAGCCAGGATCGTGCTGAATCCCAGGTCAATAGGTCCGAATTAGGTCCGAATGATGATGTTACCGAGGAGAAAGACTCGCTAAGTCAGCAAGTCCTGGCCTCGGATCCGAAAGTTGATGCGAAATAATATTGTTCGCAAACCTTTTTATTTTTTGCGAGGGGGGTCGATCCGCTCCTTGGGTCCCATACATCCGCAATATCATTGGGACTCCTAGACAGAATATGAAAAAACTTTTTATAGTCGTAAAGACAACCAATAAAACCAAGGGAAGAATATGTTTGATGTATGCCCGAAGATAAATCGTAAATGCGCTTTCGCTACTAAATCAAATTATAACATACATAGCGGTGTAGCTGATAAGGATACATACACATACTGCGGATTAGTAAGTGGTTGTGATAGTCGTGCTGAATACCTACCTAAATGCTGGAAGGATATGACCAAGTACGAACAATCCAAGTACAGAAAAAACACATACTGGGGGTCGTAAAAATGCAAATACATTGGGAACCGCACCCAAAACAAGCCTTTGCATTATCCAGGCAAGAATTTGAAATAGCATTCGGTGGTAGTCGTGGTGGAGGTAAATCCAGCTGTTTAATGGCATGGATGGTAGACCCTGAATACCTTAATAATCCACTTTATAGAGGCCTTATTATCCGTAGAAACTACGATGACTTACGAGATTACATAGATAGGGCTACACAGATGTATAAACACCTGGATGTTGAAGTGGTTGGTAACCCAGCAGAATTTAGATTTCCCACTGGCGCAGTCATAAGAACTGGCCACTTAATGGATAAACAAGCCTATCAAAAATATCAGGGTCACGAATACCATAAAATGGGTATTGAGGAAGCTACATTGATTGCAGATGAAGAAGATTATCTAAAGCTTATTTCTAGTTGCCGTAGTACAATAGGGTTACCGCCACAAATATTTTTAACATGTAATCCTGGTGGACCTGGACATAATTGGTTTAAAGAAAGATTTGTAGCAAATGAGCGAGAAAAAACTCATTACGATCCAGTAACTGGTAGAACCAGGATATTTATACCAAGCAAAATACATGACAATCCTACACTGATGGAAGAGGATCCAGGATATATGGAAATGTTAAAGGGTTTACCTGAAGAATTAAGAAGGGCCTGGCTAGATGGGGATTGGGATGTTTACTACGGCCAATATTTTAGTCAATGGCGATATGATGTGCATGTGGTAGAACCTTTTAAAATACCTAGTACCTGGTATAAATATCGTGGTATTGACTATGGATACAAGGCACCATTTGCAACCGCCTTTCTTGCTGTTAGCCCTAAAGGTGATGTTTACCTATATAGGGAGTATTATGTGGCAGAAATGGAGTTATCAGGCCATATAGAAGCATTAACTGGTATGAGCCAAGGTGAAGAGTTTAGAGCCACATTAGGGGACCCTAGTATGTGGATACGAAACCCTATAAATACTAATCGCTCTGATGCAGTCGCTGGGTCCCATATGGCAATAGCAGATTTGTTACGAAAAGGTGGAATAAATGCAATAAAAGCTAATAATAACCGCTTGAGTGGTTGGAACCTCTTGCGAGAGTATTTAAAATGGGATGAAGAAACACCGCCTAAGTTCTTTGTATTTAAGACTTGTCGCAAATTCATAGATACAATACCGATGCTGGTACATGACCTTAGACGGCCTGAAGATTTAGATACGAAGGGGCCTGACCATCTCTTGGATGCAACTAGGTATGCCATGATGGCCATAGGGAAACCTGAAGAAGAAGAAGCTAAACCATGGATACAAAAGCTGATGCAAAAGTTCGAAGCAAACAAAACAGACGTTCCAGGGCTAAGAGGATAGTCGAAAGGTATGATTTTGAAAACGGCACTTGGTATAGAGTTGAAATGGAGGATGATGACGAATTGGTCGAAATGTCTTCTGAAATACGAAATGCATATATTGATATTATTACCAGTATCAGTGATATAATGGTTTTAGGATATAATTATAACGAAAGTAACTAAATGTCAGAAGCTTACAAACCCAGTCACGAAGAAAAAGAATTAATTAAAAAAATACATGCCATGATGGATTCTGCTAGGAAAGCTAGGAGAAAGACCAGCGAATTGTGGCGAGAGTCAGAAAAATTATACATGGGTAATCACTGGGAAGGTTTATCCATGCCTGAATATAAGAACCAGTTAACCCTAGACATGATAGCTAATGTAATTGACACTCAAATACCTATTATGTCATCTCAGCCTCCAAAGATAGATGTAATTCCAGTAGGTGCTACTGATGAGTCCAAATTTGTTGCGAAGACCTTACAAGCGCAAATTGATGATTTGTGGTATATGAGGGACATGTCAACTTTAGTACCTGAGTGGCTTACTGACTATCTTGTCTATGGGACTGGTATTGTAAAGTTAAATTGGAATATGCATGATGATTTACCTGATTGCGACATGGTGGATCCATTTAGTTTTTATGTAAATCCTAGTGCTACAAAATTAGAAAATGCACAATGGATTATTCATATGGCCCCTAGGCCACTATATGAAATAAAAGAATTATTTCCCGAAAAAGGACATCTTGTTAAATCAATGGGTAAGATGTCAGAATACGAAGCATTAAAAATCACTGAAGTAAATCAAGGTGGTAAATCACTTATCCAGGTAACTGATTCTCATGGGACAGAGACTAATTACTTTGAAGGTGAAACTGAGGCTATGCAAAACTTGGAAGAACGGGCCTTACTGGTTGAAGTGTATATGCGAGATGGAAGTCTTGAATATACCAACGAAGAGTCTGATAAAGGCAAGGTTGGCAAACCAAAATATCCAGGTGGGCTACGAAAGATTTGCATGGCAAACGACATCATACTATACGATGGGCCTAGTCGGTATCAGTTCCTGGATAAAATGAATAGATGTCCTTATCCATTCCCTTATGTAGTTCTTAAAAATGGTGGTAGCGCACATTCGTTTTGGGGTAAACCTGAACCGAAAAGATTAAAGAGTATTAATCTAGCGTTAGACCGAATTGCATCTCAGGTTATGGATAATGTACATCTAATCGCTAACCCAATGTTTGTTGTGGATGAAACAGCAGATGTGCAAGACCAAATCAATAATAAACCTGGTTCTGTGATTCGTAAGCGAGGTCCTGGACAAGTAAGTATGTTGCAACCAGCATCAATACCAGGATATGTTTTTAACTTTTACCAACTGCTGGTAGATATGTTTGAAACTGTTTCAGGCGTAAATAAAGCTACAATGGGAAAGCAAGAACCTAATGTAACTAGCGGAGTACAAGCACAAGTATATAGAACGGCTTCTACATCTAAAATTGACTTTAAAGCTAGACAGCTTGATAGTGCAATGCAGATACTAGGTCAAATGTGGATCGCAATGATTAAAAACATGGGAAGTGAAACACATAGCCTATCAATGAAAGATGCAGAGGGTAATCAAGCTGAAGTTTTATATCAAGGTATGGAATTTGCCGACATTGACCAAATGGTAAGAGCTAGGGTTGGTAGTATGTTACCTGACAATAGAACGTATGTAGAAGAAAAAATATTGTCACTAGCACAAGCTGGATTGATTCAGGATCCTGAATATATCCTGGAAAATATGCAATTACCTGGCATTGAAAGATTAATTAATCAAATGAGAGAAGCTAAGCAAAAGCAACAAGCTGGCCCTGAACAATTTGAAGGTATGTCTGAGGATGAGATATTTAAACAATTGCAATCTAATCCACAATTAGCACAGCAAATGGGAGCGATGGGTAATGAGCCAGGCATGGACTAAAAAGGAAGGTCAGTCTAAATCAGGTGGCCTTAATGCTAAAGGTCGTGCCAGTTATAATCGTGCCACTGGGGGTAATCTAAAAGCACCAGTAACAAAGAAAAATCCCAAAGGTGATGCTAAGAAAAGAAGAAAAAGTTTTTGCGCTAGAATGTGCGGAATGAAGAAAAGGTTAACATCTGCTAAAACGGCTAGGGATCCAAATAGTAGAATAAATAAAGCATTAAGAAAATGGAGATGTAAGTGTGGCTAAAGCATTTTGGAATAAAAAGAATCCTAAAAAGAAATCATCAAAATTAACACCAGCGCAGATAGCCTGGGCAAAAGCGTATAGTAAGAAAAAGGGATGGAAATATCCAAACCTGGTCGCAAACGCTATGGCACCTAAACATGCATAACAAAGAGAAGTATATGGACATGCTTAAAAAGCATAGGAAACACCATACTTCTAAGCATATGAAAGTGATGAAAGCATTAATTAATCGTGGTATGTCATTTGATAAAGCACATAAAACTGCAATGAAGCAAGTGGGGAAATGATGAGTAAAAAGAAAAGTTATCTAAAAAAATTAAAAGAAAAGCGTAAGCAAAAAACAGATGCCATTTATAGAAATGTTGGTGGTAGTGAAATAATGTCTACAAAGCGTAGAGGTAAGGTAATTGATGTAAGTAGAAATGTAGTTACTAGAAAAGATGGTGCAAAAGGTGCAACTAAGCAAGTTAATGTAAAAAATCCTATTACTGGCAAAACTGTATATATGAAAGCTACGTCTTATTCCACATCTGAAAAGGATGAAAAAGGTAAGAAAAAAGTATTACGAGTCAAAAAGGGTAAAGGTGCAAAGCAAGATGAGAAAAATATAAAAAAAGCTAGGGCAAAAAGAAGAATTAAAAAGATAGAGAAAAAAGTTCGTAAATCACTTGCTAGGAAATACAACTAATGTCAAAAAAAGCTTATTTAGAAAAATTAAAAAAAATTGTAAAACCAGCTAAGAGATTTGCAAAAGCAGTAGTTGATGCAAACCCAGCTGTTAAGGCTAAGCGAAAACTGAAAAAGCGACTAAAGTTTGCTAAAGAAAAGAAAATAAGGTCGATGATTCCATATGATAATAAGAAGGATCCAGCACCTGAAAAAAGGGTAAAAAAAGATACATATGCTATGGATAGCAAAGATAATCCTTTACCCCTAGATAAAAAGAAGAAGCGTAAAATGAAATATCGTGTAGGTCCTATGCCACTAGGTAAACGTAAAAAGTACAAAAGATGAAATATGTTAAAGCTAAAAAAGCCAAAAAAAAGTCTAAGAAAAAAGCAAAAGCAAAAGTAGTAAAGAAATCTAAGTATTAGGGTTTTGATACTTTTACAAACAAAGTAAAAATTTAAATCAATAAATAGGAGAATCTATGTCAGAAGAATATAAGACTAGCTATTCAGGCGTTACGTTAAGTAATGATGAAATGGCCAGTTTAGTTACTGATGAGTCACCTATTGAGAATCAGGGCGAGTCACCAGCCCCAGTTGCAGATGTCGATGTGGACCAATCAAGTCAACTAGAAGAGGTGTCAACCGAAGGTCAGGATGACCATGTGGAAATCGAGAGTTTGGAATTAGATGGTAATGAGTATGATATGGAAACGATTAGCCAAGCCCTTGAAGCATATAATAATAGAAGCGATTGGCAGAAGTCGAATACAGAAAAAGCGCAAGAAATAAGTGCTGAACGAAAAGCTTTTGAAGCTGAATCTAAGGTATGGAAAGACTTGCAAAATGATGAGAATGCTATTGAAGCCCTTCGTGAAATATTAGATGCTGACCATCCCATTTTTAATCCTGGCAAAGCGGAAGAGTTACAAACTCAGGACACGAAGGATCCTGATAGGATCCAGGAGTTGGAAGATAAGTTAGAGGAGTTTCAGCGAGAGAGAGAAGAGGAACTTGAAGTCATGGAAGCCGACAAACAAGTTACTAGCGACCTTGCTACACTCCAACAAAATCATCCCGAACTTCAAGACCAAGATTTAATGGATGAAGTCATTACGACTGCCATTGAAAAAGGCTTTACTGGTATTGATGGTTTAGAGGATGCATTTGTTTTAGCTTATCATACATCAGCTGAAGATAGTGCTTTTAAGACCGCAGTAAATAGGGCTAGAAATGCAAAAGCCATGAAAAGCATACCTGAACCTGAAGGTGCAGTAAAGGGAATCCATGAGGAGCCAGTTACTAAACCCAAAGACTACAGAGATGCTAGGGCCGATGCATTAAAGAACTATAATTTTTTTGAATAATAAATTAAAGGAAAATGAACAATGTCACTTTCAATTGATAGTTTAACAGCTGTTACTCGTGATAAATTCATTCCAGTTCTTGTTGATAACATCTTTAATTCAAATATTTTGACATTTAAGATGTTGCAAAACTCTGAACCAACAGCCAGTGGTAACAAAGTACTTCAGCCTATTGAATATGCTAAGTCAGGTGCCAAAGGTTTTTACAATGGTTATGATGTATTAGATACTTCTCCACAAGAGTTGTTTACTGATGCTTCTTACGATTGGGTCCAGTGTCATGCTTCTATTACTTACTCAGGTAGGGAAGAAGCCTTGAACTCAGGAGCGGAACGAGTAATAGACCTTATCTCTGCAAAGGTTAAAAATGCAGAAAAATCACTAAAAGACCTTTTTGGTACTCAGTTATATGGTTCCGAAAGTGGTAGTGGAAGCGGATTTCTCGGATTACAGCATATAATTAATGTTGATAGAGATTTAGGCGGTATTGATAGTACTACTTACACATGGTGGGATGCTAACGTAAAAGATGCCTATGCAACTGGTACAACTAAGTACACCTACGCTGAATTAGTTAGTGCAATCCAGGGAGAAATCAGAGAAATGTATGGTAAGTGTTCAATTGATAATGATAAGCCTGATGTCATCGTAACTACTCAAGTTATTTTCGATGCATATGAGGAATCATTACAAGCACAAAAGCGATTTGGTGCAAGTTCTTCATCTTTAGCAGATGCTGGATTTGACAATCTTCTCTACAGAGGAACGCCAATTGTTGTTGATGACCACTGTCCTGATGGAATGATGTTTTTCTTGAATACTAAGTATCTCAAGTTCAGACATCACGCTTCTCGTAATTTTGCTTTCCAAGGTTTTAACAAACCAGTAAACCAGGATGCTTCTGTAGCACACATTTACTGGCTCGGTGCCTTGACAGCAAGTAACCCAAGAATGTTAGGTAGACTTAATCAGTTACCTACTTCTTACAGTTAAAGGGGTTAATTATGGCAATATCACAAAGTAGTGGTGATAGAGGTATGAAGTCAGTTGGCGCAGATCAGAAGGATGGAAGTCTTTTTGTAATACCAATGGGTGGAATCAATGTAATAACTGGTTCAGGCGCACCAGTAGCTGGTGATGCTAAAGCAAGTCCTAAAGGCAGTATATATGTCGATGGGGGTGCTGGAAAAGCATACATCAAAACTAGTGCAAGTGGTGTCAACTCAGTATGGGTTGTCATTGGCGCACAAACAGCTTAACCGCTAATCACATAAAATAGAGATAATCCCTGGTCCTTATGGGCCAGGGAACTCTTACACAATATGACAAGAACTCAAATGCACACAAAGCTAGGGCTTCGATTAGAGGACACTGGCGAAAACAATTTTAACACAGCTACTAAAGATAGTGCATTAAATAGCGCACAGAGAATGGTAGCTAATTTTTTACATGAAGCTTATTTAACAGAGTTGGAGTTCAAAGATTCTGTTACTATCAGTGGCACTGGCGGTTTAATTACGTTAGATGGTGGTAATGCAACTAACAAATCAAGTCAGGTACCGATACGAAACAGTATTCGTGCAGTGCAACTTGGTACAAAGTATGCAATCAGAATTCCTTTTTCAGATGCAAAAAAACTTGAGAATGAATATTTAGGTGCAGATTCTGTAAACCCAGTGTATTGGGTCTTTGGTAATAATGTAACTATTAGGCCAAATGCACAAGTGGGTGGTTTTACAAGTGCAGTTTTATATTATTTGAAAACACCAACAGATATGGCTCCAGCATCAGGAGGTACAGCAGAGGTGCAACCAATCCTTAATTCTGCATTGCATGATATTATGATTGACCTAGCAGAAGCAGAGCTGTGGAGAATGGATAATAAGCCTGATAGGTCCCAACTGGCTAAAGCTTCTGCAATGGAACAAATTAAAATGTTAAATGATAGATACGCTATCGAACAACCGACTGGAGTAGGGCATGACATGGGATAAGCTTATAGCAAGGGCCTTAGTGCCATTTGAAGGTAGGATCGGACA